GTGTCTTCTGAATTTTCAATGAGTTTAAATTCATCTTCATCGGATTCATATTCTTCTGTACTTGTGTCTGATTCTGTTTCTTCGTCGTTGTTGTCCATCATTTCACGCATAATTTCTGAATTTTTTTCAAAATTCTTTTCAATTTCATCATTGATTCCTTGTCTCAAACAAAATTGCATTCCTAATTTCATATCCATTGACGTTAACGTGTTTCTTCCAGACTGTTTCACATAATGGGTTGCATATTCAGTAGCCTTTTCCATCATAGTTAATATAATTCCAGCAATGCTGTCTTGCATATTTGAAGACAAATGTTCAAATTTAATAGGTTCATCGAGCATATCAAATCCTGTTTTCATTGTTGTTTATTTTATTTTATTTTATTTTATTTTTTAAGTTTAAAAACAAATGTAGAATACAAATATGAACATGTTTGATGATCTCTGTCCAGTTTAAATGTCTTGTGCATGGTATGATAATACTGTTCAAATGATTTTATTTCAATGAGTTCAAAACCAAAGTGTTCACATTCTTGTTTGAGAATTTCAGGAATCACCAAGTATTCAGTGCTTACTGAATCATCTCCAAAGTAAAGAGTGTCAATCAAATGAACTTTAATTTCATTACCAAATGAAGGTTCTTTTATAATTTGATCGGAATGTATTAACATGGCTTTGTTCATAAAATCACATGTTCCATTTTGAATTAATTGCAATACTTTTGTTCCATTCATAAATGTTCCAATAAAATAACCGTCTGGTTTTAACAATAATGTTACATCATGTAACATTTGATGTAATCGTTCTTTTGATTTGAAAAAATAATGAATTGCAAATTGACATGAAACAACATTAAATTTATCATGTTCATATAATTCATGCAAAATATCATCATGTTTTACAACATGAAACGAATATTTATATTCATTTGAAAAAATTTCACTTGATTTATATCGTCGATTTGCTTCATTTATATATTCGGTGTCAATGTCAACACCAATTACATTGGGTATATCACATTTATGCCATTTAAAAATATCACCACCTCTTCCCACGGCTAAATCAAATAAATATTCACATTGATGACTCACATGCCGTATCACACACTGTTTAATACGGTTATGAAATGCACGCATCGTTTTTGCTTGAATACAAGACATTCTGCTGCTTTATTTTTATAATAATGTTATTTTGTTTAAGTTATTTATCAAGCATTGGTTTTACAAATGTTTCCACCATTTTTGTTCCAACCTCAAGTTCAATCTTTTTTTTATTTTTATCTGTGAGTTTGTTCTTTTGTTCACACATATAATTAAATGTATTCATATCAAAATTGGAATCATTTGACACTGCTTTTGATAATACTGGATGACTTTTAAAAAACGAAGGATATTTATTTTTGAAATAATCATATTTATCTGTCATATCACTATTATAAATTTCATTTACTATGTTTGTTATTTCGTCCATTATTACAATAATAATTAAAATTTTTAAATGAATATTTTAAATAAAAGTTAAGCACATTGTCCACTTCCATCTGGTCTTGCACCAAGATTACAAGTTCCGCTTGCACATTGGCTGTTTGAAGAACATGGGAATGCTCCACTTGCCATCAATTATGGTGTACTTGCACCAGTAACTTGGATGACAACTTCACGTGCATCACCAGGTGCAAAATTATCAAGTGGTTCTGTGAAATTAAAAGCTGTTGAATCAACGGTAGTGATTTTTGTTCCACCTTGAAAAAACGTTTCAATTCTTACGAAAAGTGGTTCATCTTCATTCCACGAAATACTTGCAAATTTATGTGTCATATTCAATGCAGATGGTGATGCTGTGTCTACTGGAACATTTGAAATTCCCATCACATTTTCTAATTCATTCACACTATCAATACTGTTTTTGTATAAATAAACATTGTATCGTAATAAACGGTCATGCTCGATGCGAATATGTGCTGGTGTTGATCGATTCGAATAAACAAGTGGTTTTTTCCAATTTACAACGACATCCGTGTTTGTAAAATGTTCAGACTTTTTAAACATTTTGAAAAATAACACAAAAATAAATAATGTTAAAATAATTTGTTTGTTTGTAAACATAAATGTATATATTATTATTATCAAATTAATTCATCAATAAACAAGTCATGTTTTGATTTTTGTTTTAACACATTCATATTTGTTTTAATCTTTGTAATTTCATTTTCAAGTTTCACAAGTTCTTCTTCAGTGAAAGCATGCAACTTTATGGACAATAGTTCATCAAACTGTTTTGAACTAAACTCATGGTTTTCCAATTGTTCTTTGATATTTTGTTTATTTCTTCTGAAAACAATAATGTCTTCGTTAATCACAAGCTTAATAAATCGTATTTTGTCTCCCAATGTGTTTAACTGTTCAGACCATGTATGAAGTAAATATTCTTTTCGAATATTGTAATATTTCAGTCGTATGTCAACAAAGTTTTTGATAATATAATTCACATCATTGTATTTTGTAATAATTCCTTTTTCATTAAACAAATGCATATTTGTTGTTGATAATGAACTGGTGAGTTTCAAAATACTTTCAATTGCATCAGTATCATCAGTGAATTCACTTGTGCTATGAACTATAAAATGCACATCTGATTCTGAACTGTGGTTTTCATATTTTTTAATAATATTCTTGTCCAAAAGACTGTCCAAAAACTCTTTATAAACATTTGTCCATTTTCCAATTGGTAATTCTGTTATTTTAATCGCTTTTTTATTCTCCGATAATTTCCAAACACCTTTTGTAACATATGATCCATTTCCTTTGTCATGTATAGATCCTTTAAAATTGGGATACCATGGAACCATTTCTTTCATTTCTTTCGAATTTAAATAACATATTATATTCTGTTTTATATCATCTGGATTAAAACATGGGATATTTGTGCTATATCCTGTTCCAATTCCTTCCGCACCATTGATTAATACAAGTGGTAAAATGGGCACATAGTATTGCGGTTCTATTTTCATTCCGTCGTCTTCCAAATATGTTAAAATTGGATCATCATTTGAATTGAACAAATACTTCACATGTTCTGAAAGTTTGGTGAAAATATATCTTGGTGATGCTGCATCCTTGCCTCCAAGCAACCGAGTTCCAAATTGCCCTATAGGTTCTAACAAATTCATGGTGTTTGATCCCACAAAGTTTTGTGCCATGTTTATAATGGTAGACATCAAACTCACTTCACCATGATGATATGCAGCTTCACTGCTCACAATACCAGATAATTGTGAAACCTTTATTTCATTGGTGATGTTTCTTTTTCTGCAAACGTACAATATTTTTCGTTGACTTGGTTTTAATCCGTCCATTATATTTGGAATAGATCGCACATTGTCATGAATAGAAAACCAAATAAGGTCTTTGTGAATAAAATCATTCACAGACACATTGTTTGTGCTTGAATCTAATGTTTCATTCTTTTCTGTGCCTTGTGTTATCCACGTTTTTCGTTCATCACTTTTATTCTTTTGAAATGCAAGAACCACCGAAGAATTATCCGTTTTATCATATGTATACTTTACTACATTTCTTTCTAATTGTTTGAAATATTCTTTTGCTTCATTCGATGTAGATGTGCCCAAACCTTTGTAATATTTAATTTTCCATTGCTTCACCATGGGTGTATTTTTGTACCATCGTTCAAAATCAATTTGTGTATAAAACTCTTTCACACTTTGTCGTAAAGATGCTTTGATGATGGGTGTTCGCATAGAAACCAAAAAGTCTGGTATGTTTTGTAACAAAGAAGACCAAAATGTGTGAATAAAATTAATGAATAGTCCTTTGATATGACTTCCATCCACATCTGCATCAGTGAGTATCATCACATGCCCATATCTAAGGTCGTCTGTATTTTTATACACTTTTCCTTGCTGAAGTCCAAGAATCTGTTTGATATTATTAATTTCTGTATTATCCATGAGTTGTTTTGTGGTTGCTTCCCGAACATTTAACAATTTTCCTTTTAATGGAAACACACCATAATAGTCTCTGCCCACAATGGATAAACCACTGATTGCAAATGTTTTTGCTGAATCACCTTCAGTAAGAATTAATGTACATTTGTTTGATTGACTTGTTCCAGCTTTCACTGCATCTTCTAATTTTGGAATTCCTCGAATACTTGAACTCTTTTTACCATCGGTTTTATTCAGCTCACGATTTTCTTTGTGTTTTGCAAGTGCAATGATGTCTTCAATAAAACCTAATTTTAAAACCTTTTTAATTTGGTCATCTGTAATTTCTAATCTGCTTCCAAAATCTTTATATCGTGTTGTGCATTCCGTTTTTAATTGTGAACTAAAACTTGGATTCACAATCAAACATTTGATGAATACAAACATATGATCTTTGATATATTGTGGTTTCACTTTGAGGTCTTTGTGTTTGCTTGTCAATGTTTCAGTAATCTTTTTTATTAATTGTCCCATGACACAATCAACATGTGAACCACCAATGCTTGTATTAATTCCATTTACAAATGAAACTTGTCTGAATGAGTCTTTTGTTGTGGGTGCCACACATATTTCCCAATTATTTGCATAGAACATTAATTTTGGTGTTTTGTCAGGCAAATACAATTGTGTGTATTTTTCAAATGTTTTTACATTGATTTGTTTGTCATTAAAATATACTTTCACCTTTTCACGAGTGCAAGCACATGCGTCATATGTTCTTTTTTCAAACAATTCGACTATGTTTGTGTCTTGAAATGATTTCATTTTAAATTTTTCAAAATCTGGGTAAAACGTAATTTTCACATAACCCTTTTTATTACATTTTGTGATTTTTGGTTTTGATTTTTCACTCATATTGTTTTTCCATTCTTGTATGTATTTTTTACCCTCATTCACAGTTTCAACTATAAAATGAGTGGAAAACACATTGGTTAGTTTTGCACCAAGTCCGTTTGTACCACCTGTTGTTCTTTGTTGTGTGTCGTCATAATTACTACTTGTTAATAAATTTCCAAAAATTAATTCAGGTATATACACTTTATGTGTTTCGTGCATTTCAATTGGAATTCCATTTCCTGTGTTTAAAACCGAAACAAATCCTTCTTCCTTATTTACATTCACTGCTATTTTATCCAGTTCGGTGTCCATGGTCGATTGATCAATTGCATTCACCAAAATTTCATCAAAAATTTTATAAAGTCCTGGTGAAAACAACACATTTTTTTCAACAAACTGATTTTCTTCAATGATCCATTGTTTTGAACTGTCAAATTCAACAGAACCAATATACATACCAGGTCGTGCTAATATATGTTCAAGTGGTGTGTACTTTTGATATTTACTTGACGCCATGGTTGCTTTATGTTGTCTTGTTTTATCTTAAGATTATCATTTCTTAAAGTGATTTTTTCATTTCTTTGGTCCTGAAAAGTAATTGGGTAATATATTCCATACTTCATGGTTTTTGGGAAATGTATTTGGTCTTCCAATCATCGGACTTCTTGCAAAATAACGAGGATTTTTAAATGTATAAAAAGGGTCAGCTGCAAACGCTTCTGCACTTGCACGATTCACTTTTTGATTTTTCATGATGGCTTTCACACGTTCTTGATAAGGAGGAACTTTGCTAAATAATGAATTAATATTTTGTAGATTTTCACGAACAGTATAGATGTTATTTTTATTAGTTTTTAAATTTTTATGTGAACACATAGTTTTCAAAACACTAGGATGACGCAATTTGAGTGTCTTCATGTCAAACAACGAAACACCTTTTGAATAACACTCTTTTCTTAAATTTGCAGGAATATTTTTAACATCATTATTTAACATTCCTTTTTTGGGGACATTAAAAAAGTTTTCATTATTATTTACATTTGCCCATTTTCTGCCACCCAATGACACACGTTTATTTTCAACAACAGGTGTTTTTTTAGTTCGTTTTAATGGTTTAACATGTGGTTTGTTATTTGATTTTTTTAATAAATTTTTCAATTCTTTTTGAACATTTTGAACACTTTTTTTTACTCGTTTGGTGGGTTTGATTTGAGATTTTTCTTTTTTAACTAATGAAACGTTTGACATTTATATAATAATGATAAATAATTTATTTGTAAATAATTGAAATATTTTTTTTATTATTTACCACAACTTTTTTGAATTGTTTCTTTTTATGAGGAATATTGGGTCGAACCTTTTTTAAAATGCTTTCAAATGCGGTGACGGATATTCCAATTTGAGAACGAAGACTGTTCACATATTGAAATGTGATATTATTTTTTGATTGTTTTTCATATTCATGGATAAACACAATCATCGCAGCTATTGTGTGAGGAACATGTTCAATAAATATTCGTTTGCCTAAATTTGTTTTGTAAAATATATCCACTTTATCTTGAACTTGTTTGTTTTCTTTGAAATTATATCCCAGTTTAAATCCGATTCGTTTTACTTCATTTTTAACATTATCAATCAATTTTTTCATATTGTTTGTATTTGAATTGGATAAATTATTGGATGTTGTGTTTTTGAGTTCTTTTAATGTTTCAATAATTAATTTAATATATTTTTGAATCATTCGTTTAGTCACTTTTACTGTGCTTTCACCTTTTACACCATTTGCTGCTTTGATTAGTTTTTCTAAATCAAGTTTTGTTTTAGTTTGTTTGTAAACAATGATAAATAATAAGGATACAATTAAACCTTTTGCGTTTAAACCACGTGCACCTCCAGGTTTTCCAGTTGCAATTCTGGCTTTAATAAAATTCATATATGCACCCACAACATCATCCACCATACGTGGCTCACCATAAAATAAACCTGTAATATCATTCGTTAATAAACGAATTCTAGCAACTGGGTCACGTTCCAATGTTCCACCCAAACGTTCCATTCCAGGTATTTCACCAAATACACGCAAGTTTGCATTACCAAACACAACCGTTCGACCATAATTGATGGGACGATTTTGGTTGTTATTATTACTATTTGAATTATTTGTATTTGGTGGTTTTGTCAATTGATTGTAAATTGCAAATAAATTATTTAATTCTTTTTGAGGTATGTTGTCTGTCATTATATTATTTTAAAAATAAAAAAAGTAATAGAATAATGGATCAATTCATTTCTCAAGAACTTTATCATTTTCTTTATAATTCTGATAAAACTGTGCATAACACACCAACCATTGAAGAATTACCACGTCAAATCAACAAAAAACCAACAGAAACAATAATTATTAATAATTTAAAAAAAATTAAAAAAAAGAAGTGTATGATTATTTGAAAATAACTTAAACAATACAATTCTATTTATTAATAATGTCGAACAACAATATCTGTCGTTATTGGTTGAAAGGTGGGTGTAAAAAAAATAATTGTAAATGGTTTCACCCAGATCAATCACAACCAATTAATATTCATTTTACGGCACCTTCAACAAGCGGTGGTTCAACATTTGACGATGCACAAGTTCCTGAAGTTCATTTTAATTTTATAACACATAATCATTATTACGGATCCAAACCGTTTAATAATGCCAATCGATTTAAATTTTTACAAAACAACAGTCCTAAACAGCACAATTTTAAACGCATTAAAAGTTCACCTGATCGGAAAAATTCACCTGAAGAAAAAGAATATCCTGTCATAAAAATTGATGGAAAATGGTCCGATGTGAATGATGATGACCCATTTTTATAAAAAACATTAAGAATAATTTTAAATGTTTATTTTAGTATTAAACCATAATGAAAAAAATTTACAGAAAAAAAATACTTATTGTTGCTTACACAAAACAAGATAAACGTTTTTTGATGGTAAAAGACAAAGATACAAATGAATGGGGATTTATTTCAGGTGGTGTGAAAAAAAATGAAACGTATTATGAAGCTGCGTTACGTGAATTAAATGAAGAAACATCCGGTATATTTGAAACAATTAATAAAGATGATTATTACACACATAAATTTAAAACAGATTATAGACCGGATTCACTTTTAGCCATTGATAAACAACGTAACGAAATTGTTGAAAGTTTGTATACCATTTTCTTTTTTCCAATACCAGATGATGTTTCCGAAGAATATAATCAATTCACAATTAATGATGAAGTGATTGATATACGTGTTCAACAATACGAAAAATTTAATAATGTTTGGTCTTTTTGCAATGATATTTATAACAATATTATTTTAAGTGAAAACTTATTGCACTAAACAACAATATTTTTGTTGTTGTAATTGTTTCTTTAAATTTAACATTTCTTGTTCATGTTGTTTTTCAATTGTATATACTTTTCTGTTATATTCTGCTTTTATTTGTTGTACATCCGTTGTTTCAATCACATTCACATGATCTTTTGTTACATTTTCATTGATTTTATGAAGTAATTTTATTATATAATCATATTTGCTTTCATTTTCATTATCTATGTGTTTTGTCATTAATGTTTTTATATTATTTAAATTTTATACTTTAAATAATGTTTGAAAATTTGATTGAATACATGCCATTCAAAGACAGATCATTAATAGGTTTGGAAAATTTAGAACCTGATCCTGAACCTGAACCAGTTCCCAAACCTGAACCCATTAAAGTTGTCCAAGCCCCTTCACCACCACAACCAATAAAAAAACCACCAACCAGACCTGTTCGTCCACAACGACCAATCAGACCTCAACGGAATGTTCAACCGAAACCCGAACCAAAACCTGAACCAAAACCTGAACCAAAACCTGAACCGAAACCCGAACCAAAACCTGAACCAAAACCTGAACCAAAACCTGAACCGAAACCTGAACCAAAAGTTGAACCAATATTAGTTGAAAAAGATGTAAAAAATGATATAAAAACAATCATTGAAAGTTTATTGGTAAAATTAAAAGACAACACCGATGAATTAAAAATACAAATTGTTCAAAATGAAAAATGTGAGAATGGAATATTCATATATTTGTAAATGATTAAAAAATAATCATATAAAATATAACATGTCGTTTGAAGAAGAAATTGATTATGATTCAAATGTATATTATCGACCATTTTTAGTAGGAGGTGTTGATGTTTTTGGAAATGGTGGAAAAATAAATTATGACGTTCTTGATTTTATTGACAACCGTGGAAAATTAATACCATCTCGTATTGTTGGATTAACAAACCCATCCATATTAGAAAACGATTCGGATATTATTTTGTCATCATCATTACCTGGCAATTTAGAAACCATGAATGAATCATTGTTTACAACTAATAATGTCATAAGTTCATCATTTCTACCTGAAAATTTAAAAGTTGTTGATGATTTTTTGTTAAATCCAAATGAAATGAATCCAACATTTTTACCTGCAAATGTTGAAATATTTAACAATGAATTATTAATTTCTAATACACAAATAAATCCTTCATTTTTACCTGCTAATGTGCAAATTGCAGAAAATTTATTATCAAGCCCAACACAAATTAATAGAACATTTTTATCAGACGATTTAAATTTGGTGAATGATACATTTCTTGTGGATTCAAATACACAAATTGAATATAATTATTACACAGCAAACTTGGTGAATATGAATGAAAATTTATTAACTGATCCTGGTAATGTGAATTATGAATATCTCAGTAATGTGGTTGAATATATTGACAAATATTTAATTGATGAAGATGGAACCATTAATTTAGACTTGTCCCATTATTAATGGACCATCATTCACACCAGAAGATCGTGAACCCGATCCAGAACGCATGATGCAAGCATACAGACATTCAAGTAGCATTCAAAGTATGATAAGATCCATGATAACAAGTGATTATCTGTCAGTAAAAACATTATATGACATTATCATGGATCCACATGTACGAAAAGCAATGCAATTTGCAAGCAATCATAATGAGTCATTCACAGCAAACAATAAAGTGATGTATGTTTCACATGAGGCACTGTTACTCGATTATGAAGAATGTTTAACACGAAAGGATTCAAAATCAAATAATTGGTATAATGTGTCTGCACACATGTTATGGATTGGTGATCGAACACGAAATGTGGATTCAGCCCATGTAGAATATTTACGTGGAGTTCATAATCCAATTGGAATAAAAATTGGTCCACAAACAAAATTAGAAGATCTGATGTCCATTTTGTATTTATTGAATCCAACCAATGAAAAAGGAAAAATTATATTAATTTTTAGATTTGGTTTAAAATATATTGAATCACATTTACCTAAATTTTTAAAACATATCAAAAAAAGCAATGTAAATGTTTTATATATGGTGGATCCAATGCATGGAAACACTTATGTTGATAAAAATACAAATCTAAAAACAAGATGTACAGATGATATAGAAAAAGAAGTTTATATTTTTATCAAAGAATGTTATTATTATCAAGTTCATTTTGGTGGAATTCATTTAGAATTGTCTGGTGATGAAAAGATTAAAGAATGTTTATACGATACTGAATTTGATTTTCTTCATAAAAAAAATTATAAAAGTTTATGTGATCCACGTCTGAATTGCACTCAATCTATGAAACTTGTTAAATTAATTTGTGATTTTTAATTTATATTTATGCAATCACAAATGTTTCAGACACCACCTGGGTATGCACTTGTACCCGTGTCCTCACTAAAACCGAATATTGTTGCAAATGTTGATGTTCCAAAACCAACTGTGGTTCCAAACATAAAAGTTCCAAAACAAATGAATGTACAAGCACCCATAAAAACTAAAAAAAGTTTGAAAGATTATAAAAATATTTTACTCATATCGTTTGTAATTATTATGTTATTGATTATATTTTTTGTAACTCGTCAAATGTTGAATAATGATGATGATAAAAACAATTGAAAATACAATTAAAAAAATAAAATGTAATAATACCAAAGATGAATAACAAAGTAATTACAAATTTTCCATTAATCAGATGCAATATAAACAACAATGAATATACAAATCAATTTAGAAAAGTTGTTCGAAGACAAATTAACAGACCCGTGTTTCCAGGATTTTCAAGAAAACCATTGCAAGTGGTTTGTTTGAATAATAAAAATAATAAATTAAAAAACAAAAGAAACGTAACAACACGTGCAATGCCAATTGAAACACTGGCAATGACAATAGGAATGGAATCTGAATTTAATTATTTTATGTCTGTATTTTTAATGAATTTAACATTTGTTGTTATGCCAATGACCATACTTGGAAGATTAATTCAAATGTCATGGAGAGAAATTTCATATTCGATAATTGCAGTGTTTGTATTTAGAAGTATTGTAATCCTCGTTGAAAGTGCACATTTATTTAAATAAAATAAAATAAAAGATATATGAGTCATACAATAGAACCAAGAATTGACACAACATATATAAAAACACAAAAAATACCAAGAGTGATTTATCAAACATATAAAACAAAAAATATTCCAATCATGATTGTAAAAAATGCGATAAACACTTAGATTTCTTACAATCCAGAATATAAATATGAATTTTATGATGATCATCGAATCCGTGAATTTATTAAAAATGAATATAGTCAAGAATATTTGGATGCATTTGACAACATTAAAGTGGGTGCTTCAAAAGCAGACTATTTCCGTGCATTAATTTTGTACAAACATGGTGGAATATACAGTGATATTGACAACAAATTAAAAGTTCGTTTAACAACATTGTTATCAAATGACACTGAATTCATGTGTGCTAAATGTAATGATATTTATGATTGTTGTATACTTGGATGCAATCCAGGAAATCCAGTTATAAAACAATATTTGGATAATATTTATGAAAATATAAAAAACAAAACAGAAGGGACATCCTTTGATGTGACGGGTCCAACCGTTTTACAAAACGCAATAAAATCACATGATGTGAAACCAACATGTATTAAGATGTTTGATCATTTTAATGATTATTATAAAATACATAAATATGATCATCAATATGTGTCTTGGGATAAATATAAAAGTATATTTTAATACTTAAAAATAATTCGGTTTTATTAAACATGTTAAATTTGTTTAACAAGTGTTTTACATTTTTTGATTTAAAAGTTCTTGTCATTTCGGACAGCAAAAATGGAACTGGAAAAAATTTCATGATAAAATATGAAAAAAATATAAATATATACGATTTGGATATTCACGACAATGATATTTATCATGAAAAAAAAGTATTAAATTTTGATAAATATGATATTATTTTTTTTAATTTTAATGAAGACTTTATTTTGTTTGATGATAAAATACTTGAAATATATAAAGATCATAACAATTTAGAACGAGTGTATAATAATATATATGATCGTGTAAGACATAAAACAGTATATAATATTCCAAAAAAATGTTATTCGATTGGAAATAAAATAGAAACTTACAAAAAATTAACAAATATTACAAATGAGTTTATTTCAATTCCAAAGTTTTTTCAAATAAAATCAATAAATGATTTACAATTTATTAAAAAGTATCCTGTTATTTTAAAAATTAATAAATGGTCACAACATGAACATGACATTATTTGTAATGATGATGATGAACTTTTAAATTATTATATTGAAAATTTTAAAAATAATGATTTTGCAAAAGAACGTGGAGTTATGTGTGTAGAATATATTAATAATAAAATTGAAAGTTTGAACACAAATAATTCCATTCGGATGTTTGTTGTAAACAACGTATTCATTGATTATGTTGCAAGACCATCAAGTTCTAAATTAATTCATACAAAAGACATTGACATTACAAAATTAAATTCAATGGATATTTATTTTGAAAGAGTTATTGAAAAACACATGGTTGAAATACAAGAATTTTTAAATGTGTTGTACATGATTTATGGAAAAGGGCAATATGCACATGATTTTGTCTATTGTGAAAAAAAGGACAAATTGTATTTATGTGAACTTGGTCTCAAAGGTTTTGATGATACATTATATCATAAATTAATGGAAAACAACATTGAATTCACACATAATAAATTAATTAATAAACCCAAGAAATTTAAAAAAAGAGTGTTTGAAATCATGGGGATTTAAACAAAGTGTCAAATAATTCATACATTCCTTGTTGCACATGTATCATGGATGTTTTTATATTTTTTATTAAAATATTTTTTTTACAAATTGGACATTTATTTGGATACTTTATTGTAGACAGTATTGTATTCAAACAAATATCGCAAACACTGTGACCACAATGTAAATTTGTAAATGGTACACATTCGCATAAACAAATTGGACACTTAAATTCTGGCATAATTTTATTTTTATGCCGTTTCGGTAAACAACAATCCATTTAATATATATACATGAATTTCTTTAACTTTAAGAAAACATTGTCATTGGTCAACAAATGATGGACACATCAAGCCTTGTTTCGTTTGAACTGGTGGACACTTCTACTCAATTATCCGATGATGATATTGACGAATACCAACAATTTATGTGTGATGCACTTGGTGGAGTTTTTTGTGTTGTTTCAGAAATTGACACAACCAAACACATTGTGTTTTTCACAATTCACGTGAATCAATATGACGTTGAACAATTGCACATGAAACGTTCGAATATGTGTCAACATTCAGATTTTCATGTGATGTGGCTTGAAGATTACGAAAACAACTTTAACAGTGAAGATGAATTTGATGATGGATATGACAGCTACTGAATTAAACATGGAACAAATTAATGAACGTTTAAAACAAATTGGTTTTTTATTTCGTTTAACAAATAAGTGTGCAACATTAAACGAAATGAAAGAAATTGATGAAATAATTGACAAGTATATGATTCATAAATATAATGTGTTAAATAACATTCCAGATGGAGGTCCAGGTATAAGTGCAATGAGTGGTCACGTTTATCAAACAGTTTATGAAATTAATTCACAATAAATAAACACGTTTATCTAATGGATGCTTTTCTTTGATTCTTGTTTCATGAAATAAATAAATATATTTACGAACTTTTTTGAATTTAATTTTTGTTTTTTTTGAAACAGTTTTTATTGTTGTTGGGTGTTTAATTGTTTTTAAATAGTCTTCAATTTCATTGATGGTTTCCATTGATTTAATCAACAAGTTAATTTCTTAAATATTTTAATCTCTACCACGGATGGCACTTAATGTATTCATTGCTAATAATGCAGAACCACCACCTTTTATTTTGGATGCAATCATCATGCGTACAAAAGCAATGATGAGTATAATAATGGCAATAATCATTAACACGGGTCCAACATATTTGTGTCCTTCATTATACACACGTGATTCGGATGGATCAGAACTTTTATAATCAATTTTAATTTTGTCACCAGCCTTATAACGTTTTGAAGAAGTTACACTCATGCTATTTGTGTATTCTTTTCCACTGGCTTTGTAAGACACAATCAAATCACATTTGTTTTTTCCTTTATTATTATAATAACAACGAGATGTTTTCACGTCACCTTGTGTGGATTTATTGTATTTTTTATTTGCAATAATTAAAAAGATTCCAATAATAACCAAAATAATTGCAATTACCACTGCAAAAATCATTTAAATTGTTGTTTTTGCTTTTCCAACGGCATTTATAGTATTTAAAGTTTTTGTCATTTTATATAATAATTATGAAAAAAATATTAAATGAAAGTAAATATTTTGTAATTGGATTTATGATTGGTTTCACATTTACTGTATTATACTGCTGTTACTATATCTAAATGATCGTCGGGATGTATAACAATAATGTTTGTTTCATACATTTCAAAATCAGTTTGACATGAAACCTCATGTTTTTGTTTATTTTTATTAAATAAATACATTGAAATATTGGATAATAAAAATAAAATATTTAATGATGAGAATAAACAAACTAAAAATATTGGAAAAAATATTTCACGATTGTCCGAATCATTGTGTTGTTCATGTGACATGATAATAAATTCAATTTAATTATTAAAGTGTTTTATAATATAAATGACAAAACATTGTTTATTTTTTATTTATGGTGAAACGTTTCGAACTGGCAGTCAGCGTTCAAGAATAATTGGAAATGCCAAATCATTTGACGAACAAAAAAAGGCTTGTGATTCACATAATAAACTTATAAAACATTTGCAAAATAAGTATAATTATTCTTGTGATATTATTGTGTCAACATACACAACACAATATATAAAAGATTTAGAAAATTGGTATAATGTGAAAATATTTCATCAAGAAAATAACAAAATAAGACATAATCATTTAATTCATTTGAATGACATAAATTTGTCAAAATATGATTTTGTTTTTCATTTCAGACCTGATTTATATTTCAAAGATCATTTCATAACAAATATTTTTAACCCATATTGGAAAAAACTAATGTTTCCATCGGTTTGTTTCTTTTTTAATAACAGGCATATTACAAAAAATGGATTACCTCTTGTGAATGATACCATGATGTTTGTTCCAAAAAGTCTAAAAGAATTGAATTTTCATAAAAAACTCATTTGAGTTTGGAAAGTTTTCCAAAAAATATGTTTCCAACACATGTTGATTTCATGACACCTTATTTTTATGACAGTGATTCAGAAAAAGATAAAAATCCGTTTTATAAAATAGTAAATCGACCTGAAAATAAACAAACGTATACACCTATGTATTTTAATATTTATGATTATTTCAACATAAAATCACACAGAACACAAAATACATTTATATTTATGTTTGTTTTATTATTGTGTTGTTTGTTTATTAAAACAAGAATCATCATTTAATTCTTTTGTTGATTCTGTTTGTATTTCAAGTATTTTGCATATAAAATCTGGAATCACTGAATCATTTTCAATTTGTTCAAGTTGATTGTATATTTTCATAATTTCTTGATACTTTTGTTGGATATTCAATTTTTTACCGGCATGACCTTTTTTGTCTTTTTCTAAATTTGGATGACCTTTGGTAATTACAAAATATTCTTTTTCATATTTATCATTTTTTTCATGTCGATATTCAATAAATTTTGGTAATTCGGGAATTCCTTCGGGTAATGGAACAGCATTTTTTTGTCGTTTCTTTTTATTTTGATTCAAATTTTGCTCACTTTGTGAAGCCCAACGAAGATTTTCAAGCCGATTGTCCAATTTACAACGATTAATATGATCCACATAAAATTCAGTTTGTTCTATTTCTGAAAGTTCTTTGAGAATGTAACGATGTAACAATATATCCCCATCACGATGACACATTATATATCCATTTGAAGGACAATAATACCAAGAATATATTTTTAATTGATCCATGAATTTTGTGTCAATTATTATATTTTTTGTGCTGTCATTGCAAATCAAAACACAATATTGTGGATATTCATTTAATTGAACATATGTATTTATAACTTGTCCAAATTTACAACCAGATCCACGTTTTTCAAATAAAATTTTTCCGTTAATTTTATCATGTGATTTATATATATTGAATTGGTTTTGTGACGCCACATTTGTAGCACGACGTTTTAATTTAATTTTCTCAAAATCTGATGAAAAATTAAATTCACTCAAAAAATAAATTTGTTCATTTTTTATTATTATTTTTGAATATAATTCATCATTTATTTTGTCCATTGAAAATGTGTTTTCAATTGTGTTTGTTTTTAATATACCATTGTCAATTGTCCAAATATATTGCTTTATAAATTCAAAATCATTTTGTTTTATTATGAATCGGTTTGTATTTTCATTGCATAAAATTACGTAATAATTTTCATTATTAATTAATTTTACGTAAATATTTTTATTCCACTCATCCGATGAGGTGAAGATAATACGTCCGATAATATTTATTGAGTTCATGTTTATTTTTTATGTTTTTTAATATTTAAGTATATTTATCAATTACCTATTAAGATGTAAATCAACTACTTTCTAATTGCTAAAAGCAAGTCCACCCATACCAGAGCGGATACGGAGAACGTTAAGGTTAACAGCGTACACAAGTAGTTCACCAGCACCGTTTCCAGTTTGTGTTTTAAGACCATTGAGCACAAGGGTGACAGTGTCAAGACGAGAAAAGTTGCAAGATCCAGAGGGTTGGTGAGCTTCAGGGTTGAGGGCGAAAGAGTAACAGTACACGTATTTGTGGGGGATACGGGAGTGATGTTGGTAGGGTTGGACAAGACGGAAGTACGCGGCATCACGTTCGGAGAAACGGTCGTGACCGTTGAGTTGAAGTTTACCAGAGGTGAAGGATTCGTTGGCAGCCACGGCGTAAGGGAAATCGGCATTGAAAGCGGTTTGTTCGTAATCGAGCCAGTTGGCGGTCACGTTGGCACCGAATTCCACGGGATCGGCACCGTTGCGTCGGACCACCCACACAAGCTCTTTCACTGGGTGATTGAAGTTTAGGCGATGGTTGTTGTCATTGGTAGACTCGGGACCAGTGTGTTGGAGTTGTTCAATGAGGTATTCATGGGAGTTTTTGGCGAATAGGGTACGTTCAACTTGGTCAAGGTATACATAGTCCACGTACATGCGTAGAGAATCAAGCACGGGAACATCAGCAGCATTGGCACCAGTGTGGGTTGATTCTTTGGAAACAAGGTCAGCGGCAGTACGGAGTTTGACAATGATGCGGACTTCATGGTATTGAAGGGCAATGAGGGGTAGGGCAAGACCAGGGTTGCGGCAGAAGAAGAATTGAAGAGGAATGTAAAGTTTGTTGCTTTCAAGAGAGGCAGCACCAGAAGCGGCGGTACCGGCATCACGGCGACCAATCATTTCTTTGAAACCAGCACGTTTCTCTTCAGGGAGAGTTAGCTCGGACCAGATTTCGAGCCATTCACCATAATGTTTGTCAATTTGTTGACCACCAATTTCAAGTTCAACATATTCAATCATGGCGTGACCAAGAGAGTTGACCACGTTACCCACATTGCTGAAAGAGGCTTCAAGCCACACATTGGTAATAAGATCACCATTGCGGGAAATGGGGGCAGTTAGACGATTGCCAAGTTGAACAGTGCCATTGAAAGTTTGTTCAATGGATTCAATGGCGAAATTGGTGTGGCGACGGTGAGCCACTTTGAAAAAAGAAATATCAGGTTGTCCAGTTAGGAAGGCGTCTTGAGCGCCGAAAGCTACGAGTTGCATTAATCCACCAGCCATTTTTGATTATGAGTGTTTGTTATACATATAAGATTAGAAAAAAATTCTGGTTGAAAAAACATGAATGTGTCTAATAAAAATAAATTTTTATATAATATCAAATTAAGTTTGAATTTATGAGCATAACGTTAAAAAAATTCAACCCTAAAACCATACGAGACAATTCGATTTGTGTGTTTATTGCAAAACGTGGATCAGGAAAATCAACATGTGTGAAAGACATTATGTGTCATAAAAAATATTTACCTGTTGGAATTGTTTGCAGCGGCACAGAAGATGGTAATGGCTTTTATAAAAATTTTATACCAGATTCATTAATCTATAATGAATTCAGACTTGATGCGATCGAAAGTGTGGTAAATTCACAACGACTTTTAGTAAATCAAGGAAAAAAATCACCAGCATTTATTATTTTAGATGATTGCATGTATGATAAAAAATTTTTAAGAGAAACAGTGATTCGACAAATATTTTACAATGGTCGTCATTGGAACATGTTCTTTTTATTAACGATGCAATATGTCATGGACCTCACACCAGATTTACGATCTAATATAGATTATGTATTTGTGTTTCGGGAAAATATTTTGCAAAACCGTGAAAAGATTTATAAACAGTTTTTTGGAATTTTTCCTACATTTGACATGTTTAATCAAGTTATGAACAAATGTACGGAAAATTACGAATGTCTTGTTTTAGACAACACAAGCAAAAGCAACAAAATTGAAGACTGTGTATTTTGGTATAAAGCACGTAACATGGACAATGTTCAATTTAGAATTTGTCATCC